TGGCAACAGATATTGCACCTTGTGCCGATGCAAACACCGGGTTTGATGTAACTGTATTCATAATGTTTGCCGACTTTGGAACCATGGCAGTTACGCCACCAAGGGCACCACCAAAAAATCCAAATCCACCAACTGATAATCCCGCAATCTTACATGCCATGCTTTTATCCTATAATCACTTTTGTGCTGCCAGTTGCACGAGGATCACCGCATGTATCTATGTCGCCAACTCTTAATACTGGCTTACCTTCGACTGTAACTTTCTTGCTGCCGCCCGTGGTGGATGCAGCACAATGTGCCGCACACCCATCTGCTGGGCAACATGGGTGTGGTGTTACTCTAATGCCGGGGTAACAAAGAGGGCGACCATCAACAAGAACTTTAGTCGAACCTGTGGTGGTCGCTCCCCCTGCTGAGTTTATATCACCCCTGCGAACTGCTTGTGAGGCCATCTAGTGCGTTTGCTCCTGCAACTTGGATTCCTGATGTACTCTGGATGTAACTTTTTTTGATGTCGTCACGTGGAGTGGTGACAATAGCTACACCAGATTTCTGAATCTCTACACTCTTATTTATGTCCATACAAAACACACTTGGCTGCATGTCGAGGACTGGTTCGCCTTTTTCGTTCTGAATGATACCAACCGATGCTGGCTTCTTGACTTTGTAATAGATAGCGTTTTCGCTCTCAAGTTTGCCAAGGACTTCTTCGCCGTTGGACATTTTGAATACTAGGATATCGCCTTCTTTGTAACTGCTTTGAACTAACATTTTTTTCCTTTTTCTGTTATGTTATGTATTTGAGTCCGAGATATATAACCACACACAATAAGTACATTTCTTTTATGCCATCTACTGTATGTACCTTGTACATATATGGTTTAGCTCCAATCTCTGATTTGTTGTTCGGTCATAACTTGCAGACCTTGATTGCCACCCGGCACTGCTTTGCCGTTGATGTAAATCTGTGGCACTGTTTTGTGTCCTTGTGTTTTTAGGAAGTCACGTGTGCCGGGTGTGTTGGCTACATCAATCTCTTCATATTCCAAACCCATTTCATCTAGGCGAACCTTTGCTGCCACACAATGCGGGCAATCGTGTTTTGTATAAAGTTTAATATCGTTCATGTTTTTAATTTCCATCCTTTTGTTTTTCCTTTCCTTGGGATTCCCCAAGGGTTATTCTCTTGTATCTGTTTCTTTAGTGTTGATAAACTCAAATCGTTTTCTTTACAGAAATCCCTTAGTTCCCCACCGTAAAGTATATGCTCGCCGCCCTCCGGCGAGGTAAGAGTATATTTTTTACTATTCTTGTTGAGTTTTCCAACTTTGAGTTTTGCTTTTTCCCCAATCTTTCGTTTGGCTTCATCACTGTGATGTTTCCCCCACATGGCGTTATTCTCACCGGAGTTCATTTCTCTAAACTTATTTTTTGTCTCTTCGCTATGGTTACGGCCTTTGAACCAACCGCCAGCTTCAAGCTGCAACTTATGTCTTTTTGCTCGCTGTTCTTCTGCTCGTTCAGGACCATATATTTCTTCGTATGTCTTTCCTTTGTGGTTTGGTGGCCGGTTATTCTCGCAGACATTGGTCAAGATTCCATCTGGTTCGTATCCCTTGCGTCCATATTTTTTGATAAGCTCTTCTTCTATATTATAAGCAAGGGTTTCATCAACTATATCTTCTGCGATAAACTCTATTCTTGGTTCCAAACCTTCGGCCCGTATTGCAGCAATCTTATTGTCTTTATATTTGTTGTGTTCCCGTGAAATGTCCCACAGATGCTGTTGTGCCCTCGTACCAGTTCCTTTTCCTACGTAGAAAGGTTGATTTGTTCGGGGGTCTACTATTTGATATACATAATACATAACTTCATTCTCCTGATTGTATTTATCAAGAGAGCAACTATAGTAGTTATTTTTACCCAATACCTGTTCTTTTTTCCGGCCAAAAATAATGTAATGGTCTGGGTATGGTGTTATGTCAATATAACCGTCATTATCCCACACCGAATGCTGGATTGCCTGATATGTTCCAAACCCGCTTAGAAAATAATATCCAATAACTTTCTTTCCACCGTATATGGACGTTTGTATCCGTACATTGTTATGACAATCATTTTTTTCATAGGATGGTATTGCTTCAACCTTTACACCACCAATCCAATCACATCCTATTTTTTTGGCAAACTCTTTGGCTTCATCTATGTGCGGGTTGGACCACATTTATAGTTCAAATCCTTTGAATGTATCATCATCAATATCCTGTTTAGTTCCCCCCATAACATATGAACTTATCTGCGTTTGTTGTGGTGCTACTTGAACTTCGCTGCCGCTAATCCACTTTTGTGTCCATGGTAATGGATTCGCCTGTGGAACTTTATATGGTGATGGTAGTTTGATGGCGAGAAGACGCTTGTGTGCAATCCACTCTACATACTGGTTCAATAGTTCTTCATTCAAACCAATCATCGACCCGTCTTTGAAAAGGTAATGTGCCCATGCCTTTTCTTGTGCTACCACATCTGTGAAGATTTCAAGGCACTCGTCCTTTGTCTCTTCTGCAATCTTCTTGAAGTCTGCGTCGTCTTGTGGTAACAGCTTTATCATTTGTTGAGTTGCCCCAAGGTGAATGTTCTCATCACGACAAATCAACTTGATGATTTTGGCGTTGCCTTCCATCTTCTTGAGTTCGGCGAACGCCCATGCACATGCAAAGCTCACATAGAAGCGAACACCTTCAAGTGCATTGACCGAGTTGATAGCAAGCCAGATACGCTTCTTTAGCTCGTAATCCGACATCGTTCTTTTGTCGTTACGCCATTTGTGTGTGGCGTCAATCAACTCATCGTAATGTTTTGATACCGACTCGGCACACGCCATTACTTCTGGGTTGTCATATACTGTATCAAAAACCGTTGATGGGTTTGAATACACGTTACGAATGATATAGGTATATGAACGACTGTGAATCGTTTCGTTGAACGACCACGTTTCAATGAATGCTTCAAGCTCTGGCAACGTTGCCAATGGCAAGAACGCAAGGTTAGGTGACCGCCCTTGAACACTATCCAATATAATCTGACGTTTGAGGTTGCTCGAAAAAATGTGCTGCTCAAATGGCGTCAGGTCTTTGAAGTCTTTTGCATCACGTGTGATATCAACTTCTTGTGGTGTCCAAAAGAAACCAATCATCTTTTCGGTCAGCTTCTCGAAGGTAGGATACTTCACATGTTCATATCGTTGCATACCCATTGCCTCGTCCAAAAACATCTTGGATTTGGTATGGTCTTTTTGTTTATTGAATACGCTCACTGATTATCCTCGTCGTGTCCTTTTTTTATTGCTTCTTCCGTTGCTGCTGCTAAATCAACAGTCTGCTGATAAATCTCTTCGGCAAGAGCCACCATCTTATCCGCCCCCGGTCCCGTCGCTGCTCTTTTTGCACGGGCCAATGCACTTTCGGCGGTATTCTTCATATCGTCTAGAGTGTTCATTAGTTCTTCTTCTCGTTCTGGTGTCATCCCCATTCCATTATTACCTCTTCTTCTGTTTCTTCGTCATATACACATACTTCATCGTTCTCATTTATATATGTTTGTAGGTCTTCGCCATCTGGTGTAAGCCGTATCGTACCAATCTCAGAACCATAAAAACAAATTTGCTTGCGTTTGTTCTCTACGATTGTCTCTCTCTTTTGAGGTAATCCGAATACTTCGGTTGGTCTGTTCATTATGAATGTTTCTCCCACTGTTTATAATCTTTACTAACGCATAAGTTATATGAATGTTTTTTTCTAAACCATCCGATTAAATCACACAGCTTTCGCAGTCATCATCATCAAAATCAATAAGCGTTTCTTCTACCTTGTTATCTTCTTCGGTGTCGTATTCCTTTTGACCATCATTGGTGTTGAAATAGTATAACGTTTTGATTCCCATTCGGAATGCAAACAACATATCCTTCAAAAGAACACTCATTGGAATCTTCTCGTCTTCGTAGAAAGCTGGGTTATAGCTGGTGTTTGTCGAAATAGATTGGTCGATATATTTCTGCAATACAGCCATAATCTTTAGGTAGCCTTCGGGAGACTTCTGGTCCCATAGGAGTTCGTATTTATTCTTTAGTCGTGGGTAACCCGGCACAACTTGCTTCAACACGCCATCCTTAGATTGCTTGACTGACACATAAGAACGTGGTGGTTCAATGCCATTTGTGCTGTTGCTGATTTGTGCTGATGTCTCGGCTGGCATAAGAGCCATGAGTGTGGCGTTACGGATGCCGGTGACCTTTAGCTGCTCACGAAGCTCTTGCCATGGCATACGCTCTTTGTGCGTTACCAACTCATCGACTGTCTTTTTGTATGTGTCGATAGGAAGGATGCCATCGCTGTAGCGTGTGTTTGCGTTTAGCTCACATGCACCTTTCTCGGCTGCAAGGTCTGCACTTGCCTTGATAAGATAGTAGCTCCATGCTTCTGCATACTCATCCACGAGTTCCAAGTTAGGGTCGGAATAAGTGGAGCCATGCTTAGCAAGGAAGTATGCTAGATTGATGATCCCTACACCTAATGGCCTGTAGCCTTTTGAATGTAGTTCAGCAGCAAGCACGGGATATTTCTGATAGTCGAGTAGTGCGTCAAGACCACGAACAGCAAGTTCGCATGGTCGTTTGAAATCGTCAGGGTCACGAACGTTACCCCAGTTCATAGCCGACAACGTGCATAAAGCAATCAACCCGTTCTCGTCTTTCAAGTCGTCAAGTGGTTTGGTTGGCAGGGCAATCTCTTGGCAGTTATGAACCAACACATCGTTAGCAAAAAAGTTTTCTGTGTCTTTTACTGTTATGTCGTATACGGCTTCTCGTTTTGCTAATTTAGTTACTTTTGCCATTTATCATTCTTCCTTGTTTCCATCCAGTTTCTAAATGTTTATTCAACTTATCTTTATGAATTAATTCTCTTGTTCTCATCGTCTTTAGTAACCCACGTTATCCTTTATGTCTAGAAATGACAATAGAACATCAGTTTCCGTTAATTCCCTAGCAGCAACATACCCTCTGTTTTCTGTCCAAAACAAATGATCGCCCGTGCAGACAACTGACTGCATACCATCATCTGTTTCAACCTTATAAAGCTCCGCGTCTGGATTCGTCATACCAAACGCAGTTATAGATTGAAACTCAACGGTATTTGTCTTGGTATTATATGACTTAACCAAAACTGTTTCATATTTCTTAATGAATTTATCTACTTCGTGAATTTCGATTGAAAAGATTTCATTATCACATTTTACCGTTATCTTAGTATCTGCTACCAGACAAAGATTACTCATACGCACCGCTGCCACGTCTGGCTTGAATGGCGAATGTTCGTTGACGTTATCAACGTTCATAAGGTAAATGCGACCGGTGTTTTTACGCTCTTCCATGAAAGAAGAAAATAGCTCGGTTGCATTTACACGCTTTTTGCGAATGTAGTTGTTCTTTTCGGCTCTTTCATAAAGCTCTTTGAACTTTACTTGGTCATTGAAGAACGACTCATAAAGACCCGGCACATCACTCGGGCTGAACAATGTGATGTCTTCGTTCTTGATTAGACGTTCATAAAACAACTTACAGAACTGCACTGAGTAGTCAATGTGACGAACACGGTTGTCGTCTGTTCCTTTGTTGTTTTTCAACACCAATAAGTCTTCTACTTCGTAATGCCAAATAGGATAATGAAGAGTTGCACTATTATGAACAACCATCATCTTATCTGGATTTTTCCCGGCGTAATAATTCTCGGTAACATCTACTGAAAAATCAGCAAATTCCGGGGTAATATTGGCAGGACGAAGTTTTGTGATTGTAGATTTTTCGGTGTTTGTCCAACAAATATCCCCAACTACAAGATGTTCGGCATCCACATAATCCCAAATTTCGTTTCTAAAGACAAGGGTTGGATGAATCGTGCTTGTAATGACAGATGTGCCATTTTCAAGCATGATTTGTATTTGATTTGTTGATGGCACAAACGGTCGCATGGTGGCTTTAACAAAGTTATATTCATCCATGCCTGATTCAATATTTCGGGAGAGGACATACTCACCCTCACTGACATTTGTTATTTTTGTATTATTCGTTAATAAACGCATTTACATGCTCCTCCCAATTATTACCTGTTCGAATTTGGTGATGTTGGGCCTATCTTTTTTGTATTTCGCAGCACGTCTAATTCCTTGGGCCGGGTCCATTCCTTTTGCAATCCAATGATCCGGGTGTGCTGGATACGTTGCTGGGTTCTTTCTTTTTTCTTTGAGATTTCCAATTTGCACCAATGCTTGTTCTTTACCATATCCCCTAGATAGATAATATTCTACCGACCATGGGCTATTTTTTGCACGCTGTTGCCGCATTGATTCATGAATGATTTCATATTCTTCGTGGCAATTATATTGATTTAAGTAATCTTTTGCGCTGATATCATGCATCATTGTCAGATGTCGCTTTAGTTGTTGTATATTTTTCATACAAATCTTGCATTGATGCATTTTTTATTTCCTCATTTGTCATATTGGCCAATGTATCTATTAAATGTTTTACACTAACCTCATTGTTATTCATACGAATAGTGTCGGAAATATTATAAAATTTTCCTGCATGTTCTAACCCAGAACACGTTTTTACATAAGAATCTGCGCTAACACACCCACCACGCACTCCACCTTGCGAACATGATTTCACTGCGGTTTGCATGTGCTTGAAGAAAGGAATAACGCCTGTGTGATATGCGTCACCGTTACGAATAGCTGAGCCAATAGCACGAAGGCTACCAGCACCGATACCGATACCAGCTTTCTGAGATACATACTTCACAATAGCAGAAGACGACGCATTGATAGAATCCAACGAATCGTCTGTCTCAATCAACACACACGAACTGAACTGCCGCTGTGGTGTGCGGACGCCAGCCATGATAGGTGTAGGCAACGAGATATCAAACGTCGAGATAGCGTCGTAGTAATCCTTGACCCATTTTAGTCTGGTGTCTTTTGGGTAGTCGCTGAACAAACTCATTGCCACGAGCATATAACACATCTGTGGCGTCTCGAAGATTTCCTTGGTGACACGATTCTGCACAAGATACTTACCTCTGAACTGCTCCATAGCAGCATAGGTTAGG